ATCAAGGGGATCAAGGATTTCAAGGTAATGATGGTGCTCAAGGTTTTCAAGGAGATCAAGGTTATCAAGGCGAACAAGGCTATCAAGGTGAACAAGGTTACCAAGGAGATCAAGGCTATCAGGGATATCAAGGTGATCAAGGTTATCAAGGAGAACAAGGTTACCAAGGAGATCAAGGCTATCAGGGCGATCAAGGATATCAAGGAGACCAAGGTAGTCAGGGTTACCAAGGTGATCAGGGCTACCAAGGTGAACAAGGTAGTCAGGGTTACCAAGGTGATCAGGGCTACCAAGGTGAACAAGGTAGTCAGGGTTACCAAGGCGAACAGGCAATACTTCCTAATAACTTGGTTGTTAGTGATATAACTGGCATAACAGGAGCCTCTACTATTACTAATATTGTTCAACTTAGTCAAACTAATTATGATAGTATAAGTAGTCCCGACCCAAATACATTATATATAATCAATGATTAAGAAATCTTTATGCCAATAGATAGCGATCTATACTTAAATAGTTTCAACATTAACTCTGCTAAATTAGGAAGCAATAATATTTCTAAAATATTTTTAGGAAATAATATAGTATATTCAACAACCTCTTTTGGTAGTTCTGGTTTTCAATGGATGACAATTAATTCTGTCACAGCAACTTCAGCATCTGGAATTGGCCAGAATGATATTACGGTGTCAATTACTCAAGACGGTGGAGGTATGAATACTCATGATGGTATGTATGGAGCATCTACTTTTCCAGAACAATATGGTATTCCAATTAGTGGAACTCAAATATTAAATAGTCAAGCAGGAATATTCACAGCAGTTTTTAGCGAATCTGTTACAGATGCTTTGGTCGCATTTGCTAGTGTTGGCCAACCTGGACTACCTGTTCCTGTTATAGTATCAGTGCCATTTACTCCAATTTGGAGTATGGATACAACATATCAGAGCGGAGTAAATGGTACTCAATATTATCAATTTACTGGAGAAGAAGGATTTAATATTATTAGAATAGACGGTACAGCAAGCACAGTAACTTTTAATTATACAGTTCCAGAGTATTATTGTACTCTTTGCTTTGGCTTTGTTGATCAAAACACAATTTAAATAGATTATCTGGACTATTTTGGATCTGTAACTATTATATTAGATATGCAATAGTTATTCTCATGGACATATTATGAAATTTTCTATTATAACTCCCACACATAAAAATACTTCATATATACAAGAATTATATCAATCTATTACTAAACAAACCTATCAAAATTGGGAATGGATTATATATATCAATGGATCTGCAACGCATGATCATTTTAATTTTTTAACACCAGATAATAGAGTTAAAATATATTGTGACTATTCTAATAATACTAATGTAGGATACCATAAAAATAAAGCATTTAATTTAGGTTCTGGAGATATTTTGGTAGAAGTTGATCATGATGATATACTATTACCTCAATGCTTAGAAAAACTAAAACAAGCATACGAGAATCATCCTGATGTTGGATTTGTTTATTCTGATAATGCTAAACTTAACGAGAACTTTAAACCATATAACACAGCATACGGATGGAAACACCAAAAAATATCCTATAATGGAAAAAGCTTATGGGTTCCTCAATCATTTGAACCAAGTAGTCATTCAGTATCATTAATATGGTTCGCGCCAGATCATGTTAGATCATGGAGAAAAGAAATTTACCATAAAGTTGGCGGCCATAATGATAACTTATCTATATTAGATGATCAAGAATTAATAATTAGAACATATTTAATTACTAAATTTTATCATATACCAGAACCATTATACATTTACAGGATACATGGAGAAAATACATGGTTAGAAAGAAATAAAGAAATACAAACAGGAACAGTACAACTTAGAAATAAATGGATTCAAAGCCTTGCAGAAAGAGATGCTGAACTAAAGAATCTAAAAATGATAGATATAGGCGGAGGCATAGATGGTAGAAAAGGATACATATCAATTGATCAAGAAGGATCAGATATTATTTGTGATTTAAATGATGGAATACCAATGCCAGATAATTCCTGTTATGTTGTTAATGCTAGTCATGTGATAGAACATTTACGAGATCCATTTAAAACTATGAAAGAAATACATAGAGTTTTAGTTCATGGAGGATGGGTCTTTATACAAGTTCCATCAACAGATGGTAGAGGAGCATTTCAAGATCCTACACACGTTTCTTTTTGGAATCAAAATAGTTTTTGGTATTATACTAAACAACAACAGGCCCGATATATAAGAAATGATACTGTGAAGTTCCAAATTTCCAGACTAGAAACAGATTATCCTTCAAGCTGGTGGAGAATAAATAATATTCCTGTTGTGTTCGCAGATTTAATATCTATCAAAGATCAAAATCCTAGATTTCCAGGACTGCTAGAAATATAATCAATTTTTGGTGTATAATATATAATACATTAATATACATATATTGATTACATTTATGCCAATAATATTAAATAATAATATATCTAAAATATATCTAGGAAATATTCTAATATATGATCAGAGTATTTTTCCAAGTGGATTTACTCCAGAATATTATTCTTCTGATATTTTAGATGTATATGTTGGATCTATTAATTATGAACAATTTATTTCGTATGAAGCTACCATTAATTAGGAGTAAAACATGTCATTAATGCCGGTTGAATGGAGATATGTTGGAGTAGCATCTATTAGTAGTAATGGTACTGTAGACACTATAATGAATGCTATATACACACTAGCAACATCTTCCACATACCAAGACGGATCATCGCGTTCTAATGGCACAGGTTCAGCAGGAACATGGGACAGATATCAAAATGCTGGAACAACAGAAGCATTACATGTTACACCTAATGCAGGATCAGCAAAAATATTAATTGCTGGAAGTAGCACCACACCATCTCCTTCTCCTACGATGGCTAGTCCTGATACTTATACTACTAATACATTAATGATGAATATTACTAAAAATGCTGGTGCTTTTTCTAGTTGGAATAATTCTAATCCTTTTACTAGTGGCTCAACTTTTGGATATTGGAAAATTTTAGGATCCAGAGCAGCAGCAAATTCTGGATTAACTACTTTTACTGGAAATATACATTTATATGAAAGTAAAGAGTCAGTAGCGGTCTTCTTTATATCTACAGGAGTTAGTACTGCAGCATCATATAGTAATGGAGGTATTGCTGGAGCTTTATGGGATCCAGAAAGTTCTCACTCTTCTGATGCTGAAACTGATGGTAATCTTTATGGAATGATTACTAGCGGTCATTCTACAGCTTATGGCGTTCCTTGGAATACTTATGGTATATGGGGTATAGATCATTTTAATGGTACCGCTGTTGGTAGTGCATTTTATAATAATGCCGCTAGAGGATTTATTCATGGTCATGCATCAAGCAGTTCTAATGCTCATTGTGGATTATTTGCTCCTGGAACAAGTACTATAAAATATTCAAATTTAGTTATGACACCCAATCAAAGCAATGGTTCTTCTTCACTCAGAACTCCATCTGGAAGATATGTTAAAATACCGATGGTATATAAATACCAAGATTCAAATGAAATGGTGGGTAAGTTAAGAGGAATAAGTTTTGTAAACAGAGGTCTTATTGGACAAAGACATGTGAATAATGGTTCTGTAATTGGTTATACTGTTGGATGCTCTGATTGGGCAGCAAATCCCGGAGATTGTATGCTATTAGAATATTAATATATTTTAGGGGAAATATAATATGATCAAACCAGGTTATAAAACTAGTGAATTTTGGTTTACATTAGTCAGTTTCATATTTAGTGGACTATATTTAATAGGGTTATTTGGCGAAGATTCTCAACAAAAAGAAGATTTGATACGAGATGTTAGTCATGGTGTAGAAAGTATTATACTAATAGGTGGTCAATTAGCCATATTAGTTAAATATTTAAATGGTAGGAAAGAGATCAAAAAGACATTCTATTCTTCTACTAGTCCAACAACAACAGAAAATACTCAATCAAATGAACCAGTTCCAGTACCAAGCAGAAAATCTAAAAGTAGATCTAGAAAACCTAATTCAAGAAAATCAAAAAATCCTAGGCGAAGTTAAATCTGTTGCTATTGCACAAGCATGGAAAATTTTGCAACTAGCAGTAGCTAAAATAGTACAAAGTATAGAAAATAAAAGCAAAAGTTTAGCAGGAAAAGATAAAAAAGAAATAGCAATGTCACTATTATCACAATTTTATGATGCTGTCTTTATAGCGATAGATATTCCCCTTGTTCCATCTGTTGCAGAATCTATTATACATAAGTACACAAAAAGTTTTTTGATGATTTTGGTTAGTTCCAGTATAGATGCAATGGTTGCAACATTCAGAGAGATTGGAATATTCCCATCAAAAGATTATTTGTCAGCAGTAACAGTCAATGAAGTGCCATAAATAAAAAGGAAAAATATATGAACGTTACACAAAGTTTTGAAGAATTTTCTAAAGGACTCGGTGCCATGGATTTGGCTCTTTATGCTGGTGTTGGATTAATTCTATGGGTCTTGTTCAAAGATCAATTAAGTCCGGTTCAGTCCGCTTTGCTAAAACTCTTTAATAAAGATCAATTCTCTCTCCCAGTGGATGTTAAAACTCCAGTTGTTGTATCCAAACCCAAATCGTCTGAGGATGTATTTTTTCAATTAGTAGCAAGCTGGAAACAAACCAGAGACTTGGCTGTTAAAAGTGGATGCTCAGAAGCTGTTAAAGTAGCAGATGAAATGTTTCCACACTTGTCCCCAAATGCTTGTTCACCAGATAAAGGAAATGTTCTATGAAAGACAAAAATAGTATTTTATTAATTATTGCTGGAATTTTAGTTGTTATAGGATTATTAAAACCAAATTTATCTAATCTTATCCCATCAAAAAATAATACTAATCGAGTAGTATTAAATCTTGAAGCTCCCACAGATGATACTATCAAAAAAGAATGTGACGATGTTATAGCTGTTGTAAAAAATGGAAATAAAACTGATGCTATAAGATTAAGAGATCTTTATGCAGATATTGCTGATTTGATAGCTTTGGATCAAGAAAATGAAGTTATTAGAAATACAGAAGAGATTAAACAGGCTAATAGTTTATCTGGTCTTATGCTTAAGTTGGATATAAAAGATAAATACCAAAATCTTGCTAAGGAGAGCAAAGATGTTATTGTCTCAGTCATAGGTGATGATTCTGTACCATTAAGTGCTGAACTACGAGCAGAAGCAGTAAAAGCTTTTAGGTATTTAGCATGGGCATACGATCAAGGAGCTAAATAATGGCTAGATTTACGCCAGAAGAATTATATACTAATTATAGAAAAGGTTTTAGTGGCTGTTTATGGGAACAGCATGTTTTTGATCATTTAATGGAAAATAGTAAATATCCGTTATTTGGAGATGCTAGCAAAAGGATTAGTAATAGTGGTAAAGGAAAATTAAGTACGCCATATAAAAGCGTATTAAAGTTTGATAAAAAAGCTTACGAAGAGAGACAAACTACTGGAGATTGTGTAAGTCATGGCACAAGAAATGCTTGTGATGTTAGTAGAGCTGTTGAGATAGATATAAATAGAGAAAAAGAATCTTGGGTAGCAAGAGGAGCAACAGAGGCTATTTATGGAGCAAGAGGTCATGGTGGCCAAGGCATGAGTTGTGCCAGAGCAGCAGAATTTGTAAATAAAAATGGTGGAATAGTACTAAGAAAAAACTATAACGGAGTAGCAGATTTTAGCAAATATAATGGTAATCTTGGAGCTGGCTGGGGAGCAAGAGGACTACCAGATAAAGTTATAGATATAGCTAATGACCATCAAATAAAAACAGTAAGTTTAGTTACTACTATAGAAGAAGCACGAGATGCTCTTGCTAATGGATATGGATTAGCAGTATGCTCTAATTATGGCTTTAGCAATAAAAGAGATAAAAAAGGCATAGCTAATGTTAGTGGTAACTGGGCCCATTGTATGGCTTGGATAGCCTGTGATGATACTGGCAGTGAACCATTATTCTTAGTTCAAAATAGTTGGGGCAAATGGAATGATGGCGGTCATCCAGAATGGGGTCCTATTCCTGATGGATCATTTTTAATTCGTGCCGAAGTAGCCGCTGGAATGTTAGCAGCAAATGGCTCGTATGCTTTTAGTAACTTTGACGGATTTCCTGTACAAAAACTTCCTTCTTATGGTTTTGAGGATTATTTATGACAAGAATTTATGTTGCTTGTGGTGGTTCATCCACATTTAATGGTATTTATGATGGAGATAATTCTGATACTGCTTTTACAAAACCAAATGATATATTTGGGACAATAGGAGCTATTTATTTAACAAATAGTGGTACCACTTGGCAACTTATTAATAATCAAAATAGTTTAGTATTATATACTCTACTAACATCCGTGAATCCATCTTTACCTATTAGTTACGATAGCTGGTCGGCCGTAAATGGAATTGCACCAGCCATAAAAACATATGCATATAATTGGAGTACGCAAGTAAATGGATCCTATGTTTTTAATAAAATTATTATTACAGGGGCAGGGACGGAAGGAGGTACTAGCGACATAAACGGAACATATACCTATGCTACAGATGATTATGGGCATAGTTTTGTTAATAGTAATAATTTATTTAGAATAGTACAAACTTATAATCAATGGAGAATTTATCCAGTAGGTGGTACTGATGAATACTATACTTTTGGTGGTAGTGCATCGGAACCTCCTATTAGTGATGGAGCGGGAACTGGTGACGTTTGGACAGTAAGTACCCATGGTGATTCAGGAATAATCTCTACATTAGATATGTCAGATACTTGCGGTACCGGAACATCTTCATACACAACAAATGTTTTTGTTGGAATGACCAATAATAAAGCGCGAGTTTTAAAACGAGGAAATAATTTTTATATTAGAGGAGTAGATATTCCATAATGAGACTATTAGATCAAATAGCATTAAATAGATTAATTAGCATTATTACTAATTTTATACTGGGTATATTAAAAATTTTTGCTCCTAAATCCATAGATGATATAGAAATACCAAAACCAAAACGTAAAAAAATATTACCATGGAGAAACAATGATCAAAATACTTAATACTATATTATTACTATCTGTAGTAGCTTTGCCTATGAGCTATGAATATAATGGTTCTACAAAAGCATCAGTAGTTTTAGCAGGATCAATTATAAAAGCTCAACACTCAGAAACCACCAATAAATATAAAAGAAAAGATTGCCCAGTATGCAAAGGTAAAGGATGGTATATAAGCGGTGACGGAATTAAGAAAGTAGACTGTGGGTACTGCGAGCCAGACACCAAACAACCATCTAAAGTTGTTGTTCATCCTCCTGTTGTTTTGGAGCAGAATTGCACTACGGGTTCCTGTAAGCCAATAAATGTGAGGCAATAATATGGCTAAATCTAAAAATAATAAACAATTAGAAAATATAGCTAAAGATGTTCTTAAAAAAGCTAATATTCCAGAAGATCAGAATTTTGGAAGCATAATTGCTATCTTAATGGTAATTAGTATAATATTAACTGTAATTAGAGTTTTACAAGAATGTAATAAAAATAAAACTTTAAATATGACATCCAAAGAAGTCGGTGGTCTTTATGGTGCAGAAATACGATCCTACAGTCTCAAACGAGGCTGGTTTACCAGATTAAGAATCAAACGTATTATGCGTCAACAGCTCTCAAAAGAAGACTATCATAAATATGCTATAAAATTAACTGAAGTTCTGCTAGATAAAGGAGAAACTATCACGGATGGCGAAGCATTAACACTACTGGAGGCATCCAATGTTTAATTTATTAGTTTGGTGTGTATATGGTTTATTTGTCGGCAGTATAGCCAAATCAATAGTGCCAGGAGAAGAAAATTTTGGTTTTGTAAAAACTGTAGCACTAGGAGTAGCTGGCTCATATATGGGTGGAGCCGTATTATATATGCTGGGCGAGTATAGTAGTCTTAGCCCTGCTGGTATATTTATGGGGGTAGCCGGAGGAATTCTAACCCTTGTCCTGTATAACAAACTCAATTCAACAGCAAGATAAAGTAGCAGTTATTCTTTGGTTGTATCATATTGATCTATGGCCAGAATTCTATAATCTGTTAAAACCATTATCTGATAATATTGTTTTATATTTAGGTTTGTGTGATAGTACAATTTCTGATTATCCACAAATAGAAAAAGATATCAAAACTTTGGATCACAAATTATATTATCAAAATAATTATGGCTGTGACGTTGCGCCATTTTTAAATCAAATACAGACAGTGTCTGAACCCACATTTATTAAAATACACTCTAAGAAATCATCGTGGGGCGTCAAGAACAATATCCAGTGGAGATCTGTTTTGGTTCATGATCTCATAGGATCAAAACAAATATTTGATAATAATATAGTACAATTATTAGATCCGACTGTTGGTATGATATGTAATCAAAATCTGTTATTAGACAATAGAGAAATCAGAAATACTGATATTATAAAAAATATTGTCAATATGATGAATATAGATTATGACTATGTGGCAAATTCATCATTTCCAGCTGGTAATATGTTTTGGTCAAAAACATCAATCTATAAAAAATATTTTACTCCAAAAATATGTGAAAAATTAAATTTTTATCTACAACAAGAAAAAGGTAAAGTAGATGATACCGCAAGCGGAACATACGCTCATTCTTTAGAAAGAATATTTGGCTATATTATAAAAGCAAATTATAAAACATTTAATTTCCCTCAGCACGATGTTATTAAAATTTTGAATGACCAAGCTCCGAATGAGCAATATTATTCTTTAATCATCACTTATGATAATCACTGTTATTTGACAGAAGATCTAAATGCCTATGGTAATATTATAGACAAAAATAAAGATACTATGCTAATAGAATGGCTTCATATGCCAACTATTATATATCAAAATTATATTATTATAGATAAACATACAATAGTTAAAGATAAAAATGCAAAAAATTCAATCAATTAAAGATTTAATACACAATCCTATTTTTCAAAAACTCTTAACAGATCATCCGTGTCTAATTCCTGATGATTTTGATTGGAAAGCATATCTCAAAAATAGTGCTGATCTTGTACATGTTTATGAATTTAGCACAGAATTAGAAGCTAAAATTCATTATGTATTATATGGTAAAAGCGAATATAGAAATTATAAAGAAAAACTAGTGGACAAAACATTTTCTTTAAAAGAATATGAAAATATTTTACAAAATTATCAATTTGATCCAAAAATATATAAAATATTAAATGTGGATTTATCTTATTTTACCGATGAGGACGCCACGTTACATTTTTTACGACACGGAATACAAGAGAAAAGAGAATATTTAACAGATTATAAATATAATGATATATTAGAAACTTCCAGTAAAAGTATAGCAAAAATACAAAAAGCAGATATATTATTAATTAATCATGCGTCGTCGTTAACCGGGGCACCAAAAGCTCTAGTAAATATATATCATCATTTAATTAAACAAAATTTAAAGGTATTATTTGTTGATATTCTTCCAACTAATTGTTTAAATGTTGACAATCAAGCGTATCATCTAAACAATATGCACCTATTAAAACAAATTATTAGTAAAAGTAATCCATCTAAAATATATTCTAATTCATTAAATATTTATTTGTTATATGTGTCTAAATTTATAGAAGAATTAAAATATACAACATTATACTTTCATGAAACATATAATGGTTTTAGCATTTTTACTAATGATAAATATAATAACTTATTAAAAAATCAACCAATTTATGTGGTAACAGAAAAAATTAAAAATGAGTTTATATCTAAAGGGTTTACAAATATCCACGTTTCTCCACCATTCTTACCAACAGAAGAACAATCCAAGATAGATCTTTTAAAACATGAGAATATAGACCAGCCTATTATTAGTGTTAATGGAAAAAATAGATTAGACAAGAATAAAGTCATTATAGGTATGTGTGGAACCGTATGTAAAAGGAAAAATTTCGATCTCTTTGCTAATCTATGCTCTAAGCACCCTTATGTACAATTTTTATGGATTGGGGCAGATCCTAAGAAGGTAGAAGAAAAATACAAGAATATCAAGAATTTATTTATTGTCTCAACAACAGAAAATCCGTACAAGTATTTCAATATTCTGGACTATTTTTTCTTAACAAGTATATCCGACCCTTGTCCCTTTGTTGTATTAGAGAATCTGTATATGAATAAAAAAATCATAGTATTAGATAAAAATATCCACTATGAACATCCAAAAGAAAAACTAGAAAATTTTATTATTTTATACGATCATAACAATGATCTCAATACTATTTCTAGAAAACTAAAAAATTTAAATCTCAATAAAACACCAAATAAAACAACACAAAATATTGATTATATAATTTCAGAATTCTCAGCGCCCAAAATCATACTCGACACGATATAAAAAACACTGTTGACTTTTGATCAGCATCGAGTATCATATCTTCATGAGACCATCGTGGACAAACTATTTTCTGGGCATGGCTAAAGTTGTATCTCAACGTAGTCACGATATTCATACAAAACACGGTTGTATTATCACGGACGTAAATAATAGAATTTTGGGTGCCGGATATAATGGCTTTGCCAGAGGATTGGATGATCAACAATTACCAAAAACCAGGCCAGAAAAATATCCATGGATGATTCATGCCGAAAGAAACGCTTTATCCAATTGTGTTGTTAGGCCAGATAATGGTGTTGCATATGTTACTGGTCAATGCTGCAATGATTGTATTATGGCATTGTGGCAAGAAGGAGTGACAAAAGTTTTTATGACAGATGATCATGGGACAAAATTATTTGATAGTGAAGCAAAAAAAAGATTTGATGACTTTGTAAAAATGAGCGGAATAGAAATACTGATAGTAAAACCTGATCTTTCGTGGATTAAGAATCTTTGCGGTGTATTATGATATCACCTAAAATTTTACAACAGTCTACGTCATTCTGCGTAAAAATACTCGACAAAGGAATAAGTGTATGATATTTGATGAACAAATTACCAGAAAACCAGATCATTATCCTTGGACACAAGATTTTATAGAGGCAATGCACAACGGATTTTGGACTCATAGAGAATTTAATTTCCAAAGTGATGTTCAAGATTTTCTTGTTAATTTAACAGACCAAGAAAAACAGATTGTTATAAGAGCTTTATCTACAATAGGTCAATTAGAGATATCAGTAAAGAAATTTTGGGCTAAACTAGGAGATAATCTTCCTCATCCATCGATTAATGATATGGGATATGTGATGGCCAATGTAGAGGTCATTCATGGAGATGCTTATGAAAGATTACTAGAAGTATTAGGTATCGATGATAGTTTTGATGAGATTCTAAAATTGGATATCATCAAAGGACGAGTAAACTATCTCAGAAAACATTTGCATAAATTCCATGAAAATAATAAAAAACAATTCATTTACTCTTTAATACTATTTACATTGTTTGTTGAAAATATCGCTTTATTTTCTCAGTTTTATACAATAAGTTGGTTTGGTAGATATAAAAACCTTCTTAAGGATACAAACAAACAAGTAGAATATACATCCAGAGAAGAAAATCTACACGCTATGATAGGCATAAAGATTATCAATGCTATCCAAGAAGAGTATCCAGAATTGTTTGATGATGAGCTAAAAGACAAGATAATATCAGAAGCATCAGAAGCGATCAAATATGAATGCCAAATAATAGAGTGGATTGTAAATGGGTATGATCATGATAAGTTAAATTCACCGCTCTTAAAAGAATTCATTAAAAACAGAATGAACGAATCATTAATTAAAATAGGATTTGATCCCGTATTTGATATCGATGAAGAAGTTATAGGGAAAACATCGTGGTTTGATGAACAGGTACTAGGAAATAATATGACAGATTTTTTCCATAGCAGACCAGTAGAATACGCAAAAAGCACACAAAGTTTTACAGAAGAAGATTTATTTAATTAGGACATATAAGGAATATGAATAAGAAATATTACTGGTTAAATTCTCATAGCAGAATTTTCCTTGAGAGAGGTTATCTAAAAGAAGGTATTACTCCAGAAGAAAGAATCAGACAGATTGCTGAAAATGCAGAGAGTATTTTACATATTCCTGGATTTGCAGATAAGTTTGAAGATTATATGAGTAGGGGATTTTATTCCTTATCAACGCCTGTGTGGACGAACTACGGTAACAATAGGGGACTTCCTGTTTCATGTTTTAGTTCCTATATTCCTGATACTATGGATGGAATATTAGATAAAGTAGCAGAAGTTGGAATGATGAGTAAGTTGGGAGGAGGAACATCAGGATTCTTTGGCGATCTAAGAGCAAGAGGAGCCAAGATTAGTGTTGGTGGAGAATCCAGTGGTCCTGTACATTTTATGGAACTTTTTGATAAAGTTGCCGAAGTTGTATCTCAAGGGTCAGCACGTAGAGGATCATTTGCTGCTTATTTACCAATAGAACATCCAGATGTTAACGAATTCTTACAAATCAGATCAGAAGGACATAATATTCAAAATATGAGTATTGGTGTCACAATCACTGATGATTGGATGAAAGACATGGTTAACGGAGATAAAGACAAGAGAAAAATTTGGGCTAAAATTATTCAAAAAAGATTTGAGACAGGATATCCTTATCTTGTATTTATAGATAATGTTAATAATCATGCCCCACAACCATACATAGATCAAAAATTAAAGATTAAAAATAGCAATCTATGCTCAGAGATAACCTTGTTTACTGATGAGCAAAATTCATTTGTTTGCGTTTTGTCTTCTCTGAACCTACTTCATTGGGATGAGATCAAAGATACAGATGCTATAGAGACATTAATATATTTCTTAGACTCTGTTAATGAAGAATTTATTCGTAAGACAAAAAATTTAAGATTTATGGAGGCTGCTAGAAATTTCGCCATGAACCAAAGAGCTTTGGGTATGGGTGTTCTAGGATGGCATTCTTTATTGCAGTCTAAAATGATTGGTTTCGAATCTATGCAGGCTAAATTATTGAATACAGAAATTTGGAAAATTATAAGATCAAAAGCAGATAATGCAACTGTTGAATTAGCAAAACTTTTAGGAGAACCTCCTTTATTAAAGGGATATGGTAGACGAAATGTAACAACATTAGCTGTTGCACCAACTACTTCAAGTTCTTTTATTCTTGGTCAGGTTAGCCCATCTATTGAGCCGCTTAATTCAAATTATTTTGTTAAAAAATTAGCTAAGGGTAATTTTACATATAAAAATCCATATCTAAAAAAATTATTAAAAGATAAAGATCAAGATAAAGAGCATATCTGGAAAGATATTTTGATCAGAGGAGGATCTGTACAACATTTAGATTTTTTATCACAGGAAGAAAAGGATATTTTTAAAACTTTTGGTGAGATTTCTCAGAAAGAGATTGTTATTCAAAATATTCAAAGACAAAAATATATCGATCAAGCTATTTCCTTAAACCTAATGATTCCGCCAAACTGTCAGGCCAAAGAAGTGAGTGAGCTATTAATATACGGATGGGAGAATGGAGTGAAAACATTTTATTATCAAAGGTCATCCAATCCTGCTCAAGAATTAGTACGTAGTATTTTAACCTGTTCATCATGCGAGGCATAAATGATAAAAGTGAAAAGTGTACATCCAGAAGCTAAACTTCCTACCAGAGTAAATAATAATGATGCTGGTGCAGATTTATATTCTGTTGAGCATAAAATCATTGAACCATTAACTAGAGCTTTAATCAGTACGGGTATTACTATAGAATTACCAGAAAATGTATACGGTCGCATTGCACCAAGATCTGGTCTAGCATTTAAACATGGTCTTGATATTTTGGCTGGCGTTATAGATGAAGGATACAGAGGTACTATCGGTGTTATTGTATATAATACAGACAAGGATAATTCCTATGAAATCAATGTTGGTGATAAAATTGCTCAACTAATTATAGAAACATATCATAAAGAATCATTTGGTTGGAGTGATAACCTGAGTGATTCTGAAAGATCTGAGAAAGGATTTGGGTCATCTGGAACTAAATAATATTTTATAGTAAGGTGTATTATATTACATATTATTGCTTACATCTTTCTGTAAAGAGAGGCTCAATTGAAAAAAAATAATAAAACTGGTAAGAACAAACAAAAAGTAATCGACGCAACAAACAATATTCAACCTACCGGATTGTCTTATAGAAATAAATTAAAACCTAGAACTGAAAATCAAAAAAACTATACTAAATCCATAGTAGATAATACTATTACATTTTGTCAAGGATTAGCTGGTAGTGGAAAAACACATATTGCTATTGGTATGGCAATAGAATCACTATTAGAAAATAAAGTTAATAAAATCATAATAACAAGACCAGTGATAGAAGCTGGAGAAAAATTAGGATATCTTCCAGGATCGGCAGAAGAAAAACTCCATCCGTATCTGTTACCAATCATTGATGAAATTCATCATTTTATTACTCCAGCCCAATATGCATCCTTCAAACTAAATAATAAAATAGAAGTTGTTCCACTAGGATTAATGAGAGGAAGAAATTTTCATCATTGTTTCATCGTAGCCGACGAGTGTCAAAATGCGTCATACGAACAATTAAAGATGTTATTGACAAGAACAGGCCAGCAAAGTAAAATGGTGCTCACAGGAGACATAGGACAGTCTGATCTCAGCAGGCATTTGCAGGGTGGCTTCATTACTATGATAGAAGCCCTTGAAGGAGTACCTGGAATAGGATATTGTAAATTAGAATCATCTGATATTGTTAGAAATGCAATTATATCAGATATTTTATCAAGATTAGATACTTATGAAAGAAATAAATCATAAACAGTGCCTTTTATTAAATGCTGACTACACACCGATACATATAATATCTTGGAAAAAAGCCATTATATGGTCTATGAAATATACTTTAGAACATAAATATGCTATTGAAATAATATCTTATTATGATGATGAATTTATACAAGGCAGTTGTGGGAAAAGATACCCAGTTCCTGCCGTAGCAAAAATCCGAAACTTTTTTAATCTCTACCATAGAACCATTAATTTTTCTCGTAAAAATTTATTCATAAGAGATAATTATACATGCCAATACTGTGCCAAAAAATTACCTATTGCACAGTTGACATATGATCATGTTGTTCCAAAAAGTAGATTTGACAGAAACAATAAACATAAATGCACAAATTGGATTAATATCGTAACCTGTTGTTGGGAATGCAATAATAAAAAAGGGAATAGAACACCAAAAGAAGCCAATATGAAACTTCTTAATCAGCCAATTATACCAAAATATTGCTCCGTCTACTTGCCGTGGTATCGTGACTTTTTTACTATAGATGGTAGTTTTCCTGAATGGGCTCCATTTATAGAAGGTTATATTAATAATGAGAGTAAATGCATCTGATTATAAAATTAGTACCAGAGATACCACAGAAGATAAGTTTTATACTATCAATGGCTTAGAATCTTTTATAGACGATAATGGAGATCCTAGAACAACAGCAGAGTCTGATAAGATATATGCTAAAGCTATTAAAAGTTATTCATCAAAAGATATTCACAATAAATTACTTCAGTATAGATATTATATATTAACAGATTCCAATAATAATCTCTATAATCCAATAGAAGAGTCATCGCTATTATCTATTACAACAAAGAATCAGTCATATATCAATAAAGTTTGCAAGAACGAGCAAATCTTTACTGAAGTTACTCATAGCATATTTAACCAATATGTTTCTTTTCTGAAAACAAAAAGTAAAAAATTTTTAGTCTCGGCTCAACGAGAAATATAAATTATGCCGACATATTCTTATTTGTGCAATAATTGTAATTGTGGATTTGAATTATTTTTGTATATTAAGGATTATACTGAACATCCACAGTGTCCACAATGCAATAAGAATACTACAGATCGCGACTACAGCATAGACATGCTCACTCTCAATTCGTCCGTTAAAAAATCTGATACAGAATTAAAAACTATTGGAGATCTCGCAAATAGAAATAGAGATAGAATGTCTGATGATGAAAAAAATGCTCTTTATATAAAACATAATTCGTATAAAGAAGAAGTTAGCGATAAGCCACTCCCAAAAGGAATGACAAGACTTAAAAAACAAAACAAGGTAAAATGGACATAATATTATGCTAGATCAAAATTTAATGAATGAAAAACTAAAAGAATTACAAGATCTTAGTATAGAAGAACTTAAAAATATTCTAGAGATTAAAAGTGAATATGAGACTGATGAAAATCAAAAGCTAATAGCATGTCCTCATGAAATAGTATTTTCTGTAAATGCAACAGTATTAATGGAAAATGAAAAAGGAGAATTAACAGGAACAAGAGAGGTGTGTTCCAAAAATTACCACATCCCTGTACCAATAGATAAAGATTACGAAATATTTATGAAAACATTTTTTGATCATATTGAAACCTGTTTAATAAATGGAATACAAGAAAGTTCAAAATGAAAGAAAATAATTTTATTTTTCAACAAAATTCATCTAATAATTTAGAAACCAATAAAGATAGGTTTTTCTGTTTGTTAGCAGATAAAGACTTTATTGATAAAGAAAATAATCCAAGATGTAATACAGAAGATAATAAAGTATTAGCAAAGATTAAATACAAACCTAATGGTATGCCAAAATATCTAATACGAATAGATGATACTAAAAAATTATTTAATCCAACATTAGATTTGCCAGAAACTAAAAATATTAAACTATTACATTCTATTGGTAAAGAGACAACATTATTCAAAGAAGTTAATAAAAAAGCATTTGATTTTTATCTAATGTTTCTTAAAACCGGTAATGGTTCATGGATCTTAAACGCTGAAAGAGAGGATATATAATGTCAAAACTAAATAAAACACAGATATATGCTATAAGATGGTTGGCTAATCAAGGAACCACACAAGAAAGAATAGCAGCAGAGCTTGATCTTAATATAGAACAAGTTATAAAGACATTGGAAAAATATGGTTCATCAGACAAAAGCAATGCCATAGAAGAAAAACAAAGCCCGGTAAAACAATCAAGTATGATAACAGAAACCTCTGGTAAGAGAACAAAAAACGTAGCAATTATGACCAAAGAGGCTTCTGAACAACATGACGCAGCAAGACATAAAACACAAACAGTGAATAACAATGAAAATTCTATCTTTAGACCGAAGAGTAATGGATAAATATACTTCAAAATATTCGAATGGAAAATTGGTATCAGCAGCACAATATATAACAGAATTAATATGTGAAAATAAAGCTAAAAAAGATAAATTAGATTTACATTATAGATTTTGGACTACGAAATCATGGTCTGCATATTACAGAAATCAAATAGCATCAGCTAATAAACTAATAGAAAAGTATGATGTAAAAGCTATCATAGCAGCACTTAGGCACAAGGACGCAGAAAAAATATACTCATTGCGAGCGCCACACCTTCCTGCTATAATAGAAAAAATGCAAAATGAGATCAACGCTCAAAATACTGTATTAACACAAAAATTTGATAGAAAAGATAAGTTGACTCTTAGGCCCAAGCAACAAACGAATAGTATTATCTCAAGATTAGAGGAATTAGAATGACACTTAAAGAGGATGTGATTAAGAATTTTGGTGACGAAATTATCTTAAGTGGTAACGCACTAGTAGATAAAAAAGTTCTTACTATTCCCGTAGGACCATCTTTAGACATTGCCTTAAATGGAGGTATTCCAGAAGGAAGTTTCGTTGTTCTAACAGGACAACCAAAATGCGGTAAAACAACAACGTCATTAGATTTTGCAGCTACCGCACAAAAGAAAGAATATGCTTATGGATCTTTTAAAGATGGTAGGCAAGTGTACTACCTTAACATTGAGGGTAGACTTAAGAAAAGAGATTTAGAAGGTATACCAGGATTAGATCTAACTAAATTTCATATCATAGGTAGTCAACAAGGAAAAATACTACATGCTGAAGAGTATTTACAAATAGCAGAAAGAATTATTAATGAAATACCTGGATGTATTCTAATTATTGATTCTTATTCAGCATTATGCACAGAAGCCGAAATTACAAGCGATATGGATAAAATGCAAAGAGCTGATGGGGCTAAATTATTAGCAAAATTTTGTCGCAAGGTTGCAAATGTTATACCTGTCAATAAAAACATAGTTATTGGTATTACTCACTTAATGGGCAATCCAACAGGATATGGTGCAGAGTTTAAAGAAAAGAGCGGACAAGCTATTGCATATCAAACGGATATAAAATTACGAGCAAAAACATTCAAGCCATGGATTATTGGTACCGATAATACACAAATAGGCCAAGAGATAGAATGGCAAGTGGTATGCTCTGCTCTTGGCCCTCCTGGTGCAACTACAACAAGTTATATTAGATATGGTCAGGGGATAGATAAATATACAGAACTTGTTAATCTCGCTTCAGATGTTGGTATTATTAATAAGGGTGGTGCATGGTATACTATCACTAATTTAGAAGATAAGCCAAAGTTTCAAGGAACGGAAAAAGTAAGGGCATTCCTATTAGAAAATAATGAAGCGTATAAAAAGATAGAACAAGATGTTAAGAGTGTTTTGGGAATCAAATGAAAATCGTAGACTTGGATGGAAATATCCATACTTGGCACTTGACAGGTCATATAGCGAAGGGTAAACTTACCAATAAGTCTTCTTTCCATCTGATGGCAAGAAAGCTCATTACTGATACTTTTCCAACTCTACAAATTTTGGAAGAAGTTTCAATACCCTTAAGGAAATCAGAAACACTATATTTAGATTTTTATTTACCGTTACCTAAATTATGCATAGAAGTTCATGGTGAACAGCATTTTAAGTTTGTTCCATTTTATCATAATAATATTCTTAGTTTTTTAAAATCTCAGAAAAGAGACAAAGAAAAAACAGAATGGTGCGAAAAGAATAATATCAGACAAATAGTATTGGCATGTCACGAATCTGAATCAGAATGGAAAGAAAAGCTAAAATATGAGTAAAACAACACAAGAAGAAATACAGCATTGGGATAAAATTCTAGACGATTATGAGAAAACATTATCTCTACCAGAATATTCATCTGGATGTTCTGTTCCTGAGGCAGAAATAAACCATTATCTTAGTATGTCTAGAGATGAGATAGAAAAATTAAATCCAGAAGATTGTGCTCAAATATCTTATAGATTATCTCAATTCGGATTCTATTTACAACGTAGTTTGAACAGGGAAATAGCCAGATTTAATTGGGCAGAAGAAAGTATCAAAGAGACCATAGCTGACGAAATAAATAATTATAAAGGTTATGGATACTTAGAGAAATCATTACAGGCCATCAAACACAATGATAGGGCCTCTAATCTATATAAGATTAAAAAATATGCACAACAACGCATGGATAGACTAAGTTATTTGGCCAATAATATTAAAAATTTATCAGATATACTTCTTTCTATACAAAGAACCAAGGTGAAACATGCCTCTTGATAATAATGATATCAAACAATTAATAGCAATTTTACAGAAGGGGCTGTCATCTGACCAAGATGAATCTGTTCCAGAAGTAATAGAGAAGCCCAAACGTAAAAGGGGTAAGATACAGCAGGCAGACGTCTCTGTATCAAAACAAAGCGGTCGTACAAAAAGGTCTGGATCTGCAAATAAGTTTGACCTGATGATGGAAAAAAATTTACATAAAGAAGATCTCGAAATTGATAAATTATTATCAAAGTATCCACCAACAATCAGGTCGCGAGAGTTTTCTCCTGTCGATGTAAAATGCAGGGTATGCGGAAGAGAAGAAAGTATTAATCCAGCATTAATGAATGATGCACCGAATAGATATAAATGTAACAGATGTTCAAAGGAGCCAGGATAATGGTTTTGTGTGATCCGTCAGCGGAAAGAGCGGTGCTTAGCTGCATAATGCAATATGGGGAAAAAGCATATTATGAGATTAATGATATCATAAGCGAATCATGTTTTACTATAGATAGTAATCAACTAATTTATAGTTGTATCAAAAATATATTTGCCAATGGACAAGTTACTACTCTCGATATAGCCTCTATATACTCTGCATCCCAAGATTTGGGTATGTCGCATATTCTGAGCAAAAAAGAAGAAGCTCAGCATTTAAAGGCTATTTTGGATTTTCCGGCAAGTATAGAGAACATCAATCAATTCGCAACTAAAATAAAGAAGCTTGAAATAGCAAGATCTTTACATAAGGAGCTAGAAACGGCACAAGAAAAATTATTAGATGTTACTGGCTCAGAACCAATATCATCTATATTATCTATTGCTGAAGATACATTATTAGACTTTGGTTCTCATTTATCAAATGATAATGAACCAAAATCTATTGGAGATGGAATAGATACCTATATTGATTATTTAAAAAGCAATCCTGTAGATCAGCTTGGCATATCAACAGGTTTCCCAATATATGACCATGCTATCGGCGGAGGATTCAGAAAAGGAACAGTTAATGTTATTGCGGCAAGACCAAAGGTTGGTAAAACATTATTGGCTGACAATATAGGATTTTATATAGCTAATAAACTGGGCATTCCTGTATTGAATATGGATACAGAAATGAGCACGAATGATCATATTCATAGAATATTAGCTATGATGACAGAGACAGAAATTAATAGTATTGAAACAGGTAAATTTGCATCCATTCCAGTAACAAATAAAAAGATCAATGAGGCAACAGAATCATTAAAGAATACCAAACTATACTATAAGTCTATTGCTGGCAAACCATTCGACGAACAGCTGAGCATAATGAGAAGATGGTTATGTAAAGATGTTGGATTAAATGCAGATGGAACAGCCAAGGATTGCGTTATTATATATGATTATTTAAAACTTATGGATAGTGCTGGGATTAGTCAGGACCTAAAAGAATACCAAATTCTAGGATTCATGATGACAGCACTGCATAATTTTGCTGTTAAGTACCAAATACCAATTTTGAGTTTCATACAATTAAACAGAGACGGGATCTCTAAAGAGAGCACCGACACAGCGTCTGGATCAGATAGGATTATCTGGCTATGTAGCAATTTCTCTATTTTTAAAAGAAAGTCTGACGAGGAAATGGCAGAGGACTCTGGAAAAAGCGGAAACAGAAAACTGGTTCCACTAATATCTAGACATGGTGGTTGTTTAGACGATAATGATTATATTAATTTTAATCTTAAGGGGTGGTGTGCAAAGATTACAGAAGGACAAACAAAACTAGAGATATCTAACGGTGTTAAACATGAAAAAGATGGATTTATAGTAAATGAAGACAATAATGACGAAGAAATCAGTTTCGTATAATCAACATAAATTAAAACTATTATCAGATAAACTATGCGATAATATAGAATCTTTATTAGATTATTTTGGAATAGAATACAAAAGGTTGTCCAAAATGATAACCATGAGTTGTCCCATACATGGAGGAGACAATTCTTCAGCACTTAATCTATATCCAGAAGGAGAGACCTATAGAGGCAATTGGAAATGTCGTACTCATAATTGTGAGGAAATATTTAAGTCTTCGATTATAGGTTTTATTAGAGGAGTTATATCCCATAATAATCATAATTGGGTTAAGAATGGAGATCCTGTATGCTCCTTCGACGAAGCCTTAGCATTTGCACAAAGTTTTATAAAGCAAAATTTATCAGATATTAAAATTGATAAAAAAACGATAGAAAAAAGCAGCTTTGTAAATACTATCAATTATATTAATACCAAGCAAAATAATAATCAATCTAGGGTAACCAAACAACAAATTAGAAAATCGTTAGTTATACCATCAAAATATTTTATTGATAGAGGATTTTCTGAAAACATACTGAATAAATATGATGTTGGCGACTGCGTAACAGAAAATAAAGAGATGACTAGTCGTGCTGTTGTGCCAGTATATGATGTCGATTACAAATACATGGTTGGTTGCACAGGACGCAGTATACATGAAAAATGTAATAAATGTTCATATTTTCATGATTGTTCCGCATCCTGTCCAGATAATGAATATTCTTGGTTGATGTCAAAGTGGAGACACAATAAAGACTTTAAAACACAAGAGTATTTATACAATTATTGGTTTGCAAAAGACTTCATTAAAAAAACTGGCTGTGCTATTATTGTAGAAAGCCCAGGTAATGTATGGAGATTAGAAGAATCAGGTATACATAATTCTGTAGCTATTTTTGGTTGCTCGCTATCTGATAAACAAAAAATGCTATTAGATATTTCTGGCGCCTTAACTCTAGTGCTTATTATGGATAATGATGATGCTGGCAAAAAAGCAACAGAAGCTATGATAAAAAAATGTCAAAAAATATATAACATTCATAATATAGTAATTAAAAAAGAAGATATAGCCTCAATGAGTGTTGATGAAATTAAACAAGAAATATTACCCGAACTAGAAAAATTATCTCTATGACAAAAATAATAGCATTCGCAGGAAGAAAACAATCAGGTAAAACAACTTGCTCATCATTCCTGCAAGATGTGATAGTCTCTAATAATCTGGGATCATGTAAAGTCTATAATTTTGCAGATTCTCTAAAGCAAGATATATGTATTAATATGCTTGGTTTAACATATGAACAATGCTACGGGGACGATAATCATAAGAATTCTCTAACCCAAATAGAATGGAAAAATATTCCGGGATATAATATATCATGGACTTTTAGTAAAGATCATGACGAGAGCGGAAGAATGACCGCTAGACAAGTGATGCAATTTATTGGTACAGAGATTTTTAGAAATATAAAAAATGATATATGGGCTGTTTCAACTATAAATAAAATCAGAACAGAAAATCCAGATTATGCTATTATAGCGGATTGTAGATTTCCCAATGAAAAAGATATAGTATCAAATAACAATGGTATTGTAATTAAACTTACTAGGAATCCATTTAACTCTGATCATGCCAGCGAAATAGCTTTTGACGAAAACGTATACAACCAAAAAAGTTTTGATCTTATTATTAATAATAGCAAAATTTCTATAGAAGAACAAAATAAGCTGTTATTGGATTTTCTTAAGAACAAAGGAGCACTATCATTATAATAACATATTTTAGATCATCAAGCTTTAATGCTCATTCAATGTGTGAGCAGCAGTATTTTATCGAATATGTGCTTGGTTGGCGAGGACCGTCTGGACAAAAGGCTGATAAAGGAACAATAGTACATAAAGTTCTTGAAATTTTAGCTGTTATTAAAAAAGCCGAACAAGATAACCAATCAAACATCAATGATGATATAGCGGGCTTAATAGATATCAACAATTATGATCTAGAAAAAATCATAGATGTAGTCTATAATCATTATTCGGTATCTGCCAAACACCATAAATGGAGCCCTAAAGACAAAAAAGACTGTACAGAATGGGTGTACAAGGCAATCAAATTCAATAATGGTATGTTTGATCCCAGAAATAGGAAAATTCTTGAGCCGGAGCAACACTTCGACTTTACTATAAATAAAGCGTGGTCTGAATACTCTTTTAAAACACCAGACGGGGTCTTAACGGGTAATCTGGCGCTAAAAGGAACAATCGACTTAATAACTCTTGTTAATGATAATACTATTGAAATAATCGATTGGAAAACTGGAAGAAGATTAGATTGGGCTACAGGACAAGAAAAGACTCAAGAAAAATTAGAAAATGATCCACAATTGAGAATATACCATTATGCTATTAGCCAATTATATCCTCATATAGATCATATTATATTTTCCATCTATTTCATTAATGATGGTGGTCCATTCTCTATATGTTTTGATAAGAGTGATCTTCAAAAAACAGAAGATATGTTAAGACAAAAATTTGAGATTATCAAGTCGGTTAAAAAGCCAAAATTGCATAAAAGTTGGATGTGTAATAAATTGTGCCATTTTGGAAAAACTAACTTTTCTGATTCTAGCATTTTACCAATACTAGAATACAGAGATAATCAAACGTGCAAGCAGGGCGAATTTATGACCAAATGCGAACAAATCAAACATGATTTAGAGTTGCATGGGATTGATTCTGTGGTACAATCATATAAACATCCAAATCATTCGTTTGGAAAATATAAAGCTCCAGGAAGCATAGAAGGAGAATAAATGATGGACGTGATTAAGGAATATATCCCTTTACACGTCCATTCCTAAGTGACTCATTATTCACTTTTGGATGGACTCAGTAAACCAGAACAAATAGCTAAAAGATGCCAAAAAATTGGATCTAAAGTTTGTGCAATCACAGATCACGGAACAATATCTGGTGCTGTACAATTTTATTCTTCCATGAAGAAGAATGGTATAAAACCAATATTAGGATGTGAATTGTATATATCCAATAATGATTGTACAGTCAAAACTCCAGAAAATTCTAAATTAAGTCATTTTATAGTTTTGGCTAAAAACTATCATGGATGGAAATCTTTAATAAAAATTATTTCAAAGTCTAATAGTCCTGATATTTTTTATCACAAACCAAGAATAGATATAGATACTCTATTGCCGTATTTAGATGGTAATATTATTGGCTTTGCTGGTCATCTTGGATCGTTAGTAGCAAATAGTATAAAGAATAATGACTCCAACGCAACTATTAATCTTATTCAAAAACTCAAAGCTGGATTTGGAGAAAATAATTTTTTTCTTGAAGCACAACTAATCGATCAAGAACAAAATAAGGACCAGATAGAACTTACTCAAGAAATTAGAAGATTGGCTAAAATAACCAATACTAAAATAATAGCAACTCCTGATGCTCATTATTGTGAGTCTGATGATGCTGTTGATCAAAGAATTCTCTTGTGTAATAATTTAAAGACAACGTTAACAGACATTAACAGAAAACTAATTTCTGATGAAGAGACTCCAATGTCTTGTTTCTTTAAATCCGACAAATATCATATTCCTTCATTTGAAGAAATGACACAAATACATAATCAAGACGAATTAGAACAAACCATAGAATTAGCATCTATGTGTGAAGATTATGACATTACAAATAAACCAATGTTGCCTTTGTTTAAGTGTCCGAACGATGATAATCCGGATGAATATCTGAGACAATTATGTAGAAATGGCTGGAAGGAAAAGATTGCAAATATTATAGAACAAAATAAACAAGAAGAGTATGTTAATAGGATCAAATACGAACTATCTGTTTTACAGGGTGCTGGTCTGTCTAGCTACTTTTTAATAGTGCAGGATATAGTTAACTACGTGGCCTCTAATGGTTGGCTTCCTGGGCCTGGAAGAGGTAGTGCGGCAGGGTGTCTTGTTTCATATTTGATAGGCATAACCAGTATAGATCCGATAAAAAATGATCTTATATTTGAGAGATTCTATAATGCTGGACGAAATACAGAGGATAGGGTATCCATGCCAGATATAGACGTTGACGTTCCTATCAATAAAAGAGAGGACGTTGTTGCATACATCAAAGATAAATATGGTCATGATAAAGTATCTCAAATGATCACTTTTAATACTATGAAAGGAAGAGGAGCATTAAAAGAGGTCTTAAGAGTATACGGAAATATTTCTTTTGATGAAATGAATAAAATAACCAAATACATCCCTGACGAAGCCAAGATAGCAGATGAATTGCAGGAAATGAAAGAGGAAACGGGAGAAGCATCTATTATACGATGGGCTTTAGAAAATAATGTTGACAAACTCAAGGAATGGTGTTATTTACTAGATGACGGGACGCTGTCCGGTCCTCTCGCTAAAAGATTTGAACAAGCGATTCGTTTAGAAGGAACAAAATCTAACCAATCAAAACACGCTGCTGGTGTTGTGATATCTCAAGAAAAGTTATCTGAAATATGCCCAATGGTTTATGATAATAAAAATAAACAGTTAATAGCTGGTATGGAAATGCAAGATCTTGAATCTTTAGGTGTAATCAAATTTGATATTCTTGGAATAGCAATGTTAGATAAAATTATGAATATTTCCCAAATATTATCAGTAGAAGGAGTTTAATTATGAATAAAGTATTTTCAGAATTAGCTGTCGGAGATAGATTCGAATTAAATGGAGTATCTTATATCAAGATTCAAGAAGTTAGAGTTAGTTGTTGCAGATCTATCAACGCTCAGGACGCTAACAATCCATCAACCAAAACATTCGTTCAAGCATCCACAACGGTGACAATTAATGCCTAATTTTCAAAAAATATGTGTTTTCGACATGGAGACAGATGGAGTCAATCCGGATGTATGCAGTCCAGTACAAATTGCTGCGATTATTATAGATCCAATAAAACTAGAGATAGTTAAAGACTCAGAGTTTAATATAAATCTTAAACCAGAACTTTTACAGGACAATACCGGCTATGCTTATGAAGATAGCGATGTGTTAGACTTTCACTCTAAAGTAAGAGGATGTTCTAAGGCGGCTATTCTTGATTCATGGAAGAAACATCAACCTCAAGAAGCCGGATGGAAGATGTTTGTTTCTTATTTGGAAATGTATCATACCAGATCAAATGGAAATAAAAAGTCCTGCTTTTCTGCACCAATCGCGGCAGGGTTCAATATTAATAGATTTGATTTGAGAATCATTGAGAGATTAAGTAAAAAGTATGATAATCTAAATAAAGAAGGTAGATCTTCTCTATTTTATCCAAGAGATGTGATAGATGTTATGAATTTACTATTTTATTGGTTTGAGTATAATAATGAATTAAAAAACTATACATTAGATAACTTAAGAGATTATCTTGGTATAGATAAAGAAAATGCTCATGATGCTCTAAAAGATGTTAAAGATACAGCAGAAATTATGATTAGATTTTTAAAACTACATAGAAATTTATCTAATAAGGTAAAATTTAAAGGATCTTTTATAAATGCCTAAATGGTCATTTGATTGTGGATGTTGTTTCGATATAATAGGATCATCTGGAAATAAACATAAGCTTGTTTTTTCTCCAAAAATAGAGTCTATTAATCTATCATGTTCCAAAACATGGGAGCTTATTTCTTCTGGTAATACTAAAGGTTGCTTTCAGTTAGAGTCCAGACTTGGACAAATGATGGCAAAAAAATTAAAACCAGAAAATATAGAACAATTATCGGGTCTTATTAGTATCTTAAGACCAGGATGTCTAGAGGCTATCAGAGACGGCAAAAGCGTAACAAATCATTATATAGATAAAAAGAATGGATTAGAATCCATAAATTATTTTCATGAATCTCTTGAAAGATCTTTAAGTACAACATATGGAGAAATGATTTATCAAGAACAAGCTATGTCAATAGCTAAAGACTTAGCTGGATTCGATTTGCAAGAAGCTGATTCGTTAAGAAAAGCCATTGGTAAGAAAAAACCAGAAGAAATGGCCAAGGTTAAACAAAAGTTTTTAGATGGAGCAAAAAAACTAGGAATTGTAAATATACAAGAAGCAGAAGAAATTTTCGGCTGGATCGAAAAAAGTCAAAGATATTCCTTTAATAAGTCTCACGGCATATCGTATGCAATGAACGCATATTTATCTGCTTATGCAAAAGCTCATTTTCCTGAGGCATTTTTTGTATCCTATTTAAAATTTGCCAAAGACAAAATAGATCCTCAACAGGAAATAAAAGAATTAATTAAGAACGCAAGCGAAATGGATATTTCTGTTTGCTTACCAGATTTAAGATTAAAGAATCCTAACTTCGGAATCTTTGATAATAAAATTTATTTTGGTTTAACAGACATAAAAGGTGTCGGAGACTCTGTATTCGCTAAAATCCTAGATATTTGCGTAAATATAGATTTGTATAAGCTAGGATGGATAGACCTTTTAATAAAGCTGTTGCTCAATATCAACTCTAT